CAAACTCTTTTAACTGAATATTGCAAATATCTCTAATAAGAAAATGCCTATATGCAATCAAATACTTATATTTATTCCAATCTTTAGCCATATAAAATTCAACAGTTTTTAGCTTTTCTCTGAGCCATTTTAAATCACTCATTGTCTAACCACTCCTGCCAATCGTCATCAGTCATAGGCTCGCTATCAAGCTCTAATCCAGAGTAGATATCAATCATGATAAATAGAGGCTCAAATGGATCAAACTCGCCTATTTCCTGTTCCATATAGCTATCCTGTCACACAAAAAGCCCAAACAGCAGCAATGATGCAAATTAATACCAGCCAATGATCCATTTTAATTTTTTCCATATCGCCAACCATTAGCCACAAGCTCAGCAGCTTTCTCAGCACCAACTCGTGCTCGCTCTCCCTTGGCGCTAATAACCCATTTAGAGCCTACTGCGTATTGACCCTTGCCGGAAGCCCTAGGAGCCTCGCCTGTAAGTTCTGAGGGCCAGCCGGTAGGTTGAGAGGGGGAAGGCGAAAAAACCGCTGGTTTATCGCCTAAAGCAATCCTATTTACCTTCTGGCGCTCGCTCTCCCAAAGGGTCTGGATTTTGACCTTGGCTGCTTCCTCAGTGGCTCCGATAGCATAAACCCCCCATAGATTGCCATTGTCCATTACGACATAGGCAATCCATTGGCGATGAATAGGAGCATTGGGGTTATTGTAGGCAGTTACTTCAGTCATTTCGACACCATAGCTTTAATTTGCAAATGGGTCATGGTCTGCAAAAGCAGCCAAACTTTCCATTTCTTCATATTCGCTCATTTCATTATAACAATCAACACATACAAATCCGTTATAATGTTCTGAATGCTGAGCATCGGCATTTTCACAGTATTTGCAGCGTTCCATAGCGCTTTCTCCAAAGCTGATATCGACTTTATAGACGCTTATTCTGACACGTCAAGCCTTTTATTATCTTTTCTAGAAGCATTCCATTTTTCAGTTACAGCTTCAAGAGTCTTATTGCTAAGACCAGCCATAACCTTAAGCATTTGGCTTTCACTAGGAAATGTCAAATAAATTTCGCTAGAATGGTCCAAAATATCAGACGTTTCAACTTTTTCACCGGGCACAAATTGCTTATTGGCTTCCCTAATCGAGACATACCAGAATTCAGACTGTTCATTAGCTTGCACTCGATTACAGCCAATAATCACAGTACCTTTACCAAACTCAGCCAAAACTCGAATATTTTCGTAAATCATCGGCTCACACTCATGATAAACCATCCGCCGATAGCTAGAAAGCCACACCAAGTCAATGCAGCGATCATGGCCTTGGCTGGTACTAACCAAACAACTGTGGCAAGCAAAACGAGTGCTACAACAGCTAAGCTGACAATTACAGTATTTAAAACTCTACTGTCATGATTCATTTAGCTGCCTCTCAAACCATTCAATATGTTTCTCAACAGTCTTAGCTGTTTCTTCCAAGCCTTCGGCCCTAAGTTCAGATGCCCACAATTTACCAGTATCGATCCAATGATCATCGTAAATCGTCTCAATCGGCTTACTAGCAAAAGTAGCCTTAGCTCGCTTAGTCACTTCAGCTATAATCGTACCATTATTAAGCATCTGGAAACTCCCTATTCAACCAATCGCGCAACTTAATAGCATCTTCCCTGACCATCGTGACAATAGGACCGGGACGATTAGGTCTATGTGTCGAAATGCTCAGCCCTTTACCGTGTTCATGACAAGTAAAAAAGGCTTCACACTTTAAGTCATCAATAAATCTAATTTTACTGGTGATATCACCACTCATTTTAATTTCCTCCAAACAATCCGACCACTAGGCACATAATACAACCCATAGCTGCAATTGTCAACGCCAAATCTCTAAGGTCCGCGATCACGTCCCAAATGCTGTAATACTTCATCGTGTTGCCCTTTCACATCTGCTGCGCGATCAACCGCCCAACATCCAATAACTATAGTGGCTAAAGCTGAACAAATCATTAAGGGCCAGAGATAGAGAGGAGGAGATTTTTTCATCCCAACTCATCCTTATTTGCATTCCACCATTTATCATAGCATTCGTCACAGACTGGTCTAGGAGGAGCCCAGTCTAATCTAGGCTTTACATTAAATTTCCATTTATCACAGAAATTACATTTGTGGGGAAGAAATGTCATTTTTGCTTTTCCATTCGCATCAGCTTATCCAGCAGCAATTCAATTCGAGTATCGGTAGCGTACTCACCAATTTGCTCAGGAATAGCTCTAGCAATTCTAACGCACTCAATCAACAGACTAATATCTTCCTTAGAAATTCTCTCTTGCTTGAAAGTCTGAATACTCCCTCGATTAAAGGCCATTATTTCCCATCCTCATGATGCCGCTTCAAGATATCGTGAATATTCAAAATAGCTTTATTTAAAAAGCTACTGACTTGCGGCTTGTCTATCAGCATTTCAAGTGCTTGCAATATTAAAGCCTGATTAGCCAAGATCAACGCTTCAATCTCAGTAGGCTTGCCAAAGTCCATTTTAATTTTTTGCTTTAATGTCATTCAATCCTCATCAAAATTGAGCGGTACTCTGCGCCGTGGGTTATTTCCTCGATAGGGCTTAGATTGATTATCAGCCCCACCAATGCGTTTAATTCCTGTATCGCTAATATTCTGCCAGTCAATATCTAAGCTCTGTGAGCCAAGCCTATGCCCACACTGAGCACAAACCTTAAAGCCTGAGAGCTTCTGAAGCTTACCGCTACAGCGTTGGCATGTGGATTGCTTTTTCATGTCTATACCTCTGAGGCTTATTAGCCTCATACCAAAACATTACCCTTGGCGGCTCATGATAGCAAGCAATGATTAAAGGCGTAGTGCCTTCATACTTTCTACCAGCCTTCCTAAGTGTCGCCCCACTATCTGTAGCAGTGTCGATGATAAGCAATCTACCTAGATGTTGAGGATGCTTTTGACCATATGGGATGAATGGAATACCTAGAATATGGCTAGCATAAACTGCGGCAATAGCTCCAGACCTACCGGGGCCAACTACAGCGCCAATATCTAAAACTCGCTCGTCAGCTAGCACTTCCCTAATGCGTTGATTAAATTCTGCTTCGCTCACTACACGCGGCAATTCCATCCTCCAATGGTTAAAGTGGCTGGCTGAGACCAGTTACCAGACCATAATAGCCCGCATAGAACTTAGCAAGCTCTATGCATCGTGCAAATCTCAGTGCACAATATTACAATCTACCACTTTCAATAACTGGTTAGCCACCCTGACAGGATTTAACGCGACTAGCCAGCCATCCCTATAGCATCCTGAGCATTCGCTACCAGCCATTAGGTATGCAGGAGTTATGTAAGGTCTCTCAATTAAAGGTCTCTGAAGTGTTCACCTTTAATTTCAATCCTTACTGCCTTTCGTGCTCATTGCTGCTATAAGGCAGTTAGTAACTTATATCAGGCAGCAGCCTGAAAGTCAACACGCTTATTATACTTCCTCACAGGACGCTTTGCCTGCTGATAGTTAGCTCCCATACGATGACGCATATACCAAGTAATCCACTTCAAATCCGGATTGCTACGCTGAGCAGCCGCGAAAGCCTGCTTCAGCGAACGAAACTTGACAGCACCAACTCGAAGAGTAACCATTTTATATTCTCCATTTTGATTATGCTGGCTCTCTGCCAGTGATTGCAACTATATACGGCTATTTTAAACTGTCAACCCTTATATTGAATATTTTTAAACTGATGGCTATAAACATTCAGCGCATCAGCAACATATTGTGCTTTCTGCTGCTCAGAGCCTTGAGCAGCATAACAGATAATATCACCATCATCATGTACCATCCACTGACCATCATCGCACTTTGAAACCTTATAACGGTCTTTCATCTTACATTCTCCAATGTTGATTTTTAGAGTATAGTGGTTGACGGTTTTAATGTCAACTACTATTTTGAATTATTTTTACTGCACAAAGCTAGATTGCTCTATTTCTTTCCAATTATCATTTTGGATATCAAAGTAGCCGGTCTTGGCAGTCCAATTCTTTTTAGTTTTTACCCAAAGATAACAATCATAACCAGCCATTCCAGCATTCTTATAAACAACTTTTACAGTTTGACGGCCATTCGTGTAGCACTTACCGATTTCTACATTCTTAACCATTTGTTTCTCTCCAGTTGATATAAGCAATATAGCCGGATGATTTTAAATGTCAACCGGCTATTTGCATTTTCTAAATTATTTTATTCCTCAATCACATAATAGAAAAATGGGGTAAATGGCTTGCTATTTGCACGAATAGCAAAAGCTGAAGCTTCAGCCTTAGTATTAAACGGGCCTACAGCAAACTTGCCTTTGGTTTCGTTAAGACGGCGAAAGTAGACATTGAAAGCTGGCATTGGAAGCTCCTGTTATTTGATAGGAGCACTATAAATGCTCCTATCACCAGTGTCAACATTTATTTTATAATTATTCCCTCGTACTCTGAGGTAGAGCCGCCTTCATTTCCTCAAACCACTTTTGAAGGTCTGCCATTGCTGCTCTCCGTTGATCCAGAGACAACAATGGGCAACGCTGGAAGCGGGCGCCAATGCGTCGGCTCCGGTTCGCTATCTACGCGATCCATCCAGTAGGCTTCGCCCCTGCTATCCCGCCACCAGCATTCGTACTGGACATCATCCTCGCACGCCCAAATCTTCGTCCCGTCCCTCGGCGCCGTCTCGATCGGTTGCCACCCCGCATCACATCGCTCGGATGATCGAGCAAGGATCGCTTCAACTTCCTTAGGTGCTTGCCAACCCTGTTCGACAAGCGCCACAATGACTTTGGTGGCCTCTGGGTCGCATCCGCAATCCGGCCACGCGCAGGCTGCTTTGCTCGGCGCCAAACACGTCCACTTCGGGCTAATATCTGTGCTCATGGCTTGTCACCCCCGCACTCGGCATCAACCTAGACGGCTAATGCTACTATGTCAATAGTTATTTTAAACTTTTATCGGTTAATAAACTTAGCCACATTTCGCAAATGCAGCTTGATATCGTCAACCGTCCATCCATCATCAACTTTCTGCTGTGCCCATGCAGCAAGATCAACAGAAACAGTTTCGAGCTCTCGCACAAACCTAGCTGCGTCTACTCGTTCCTTAAAAGTCATGATACATTCTCCAATGTTTGCTAGTGAGCCGGTTTTACACGGCTATTTTAAACCTGTCAACGTTTAATTTCAACTTCAATCTTAAAACTATCGACATAAGACTTAGAAGCAGAGCGCTGATAGTAAGTTGTCATAATCTCAGCAACATCTGAGCTATTAACATCGCGGTATTCTTCAATTAAAGCTGTGTCACCATCGTCAAGCTTTTGACTGCATTTGATATTAAAGCGAAGCATTTTCTGATCTCCATCAGTTGATATTCAGACTATAAACGGTTTCGATTTTAATGCAAGCACTATTTTAAATTATTTTATGCTCCGATAACAACTTCTTTGGTTACACCAGCGTACTGAGCACCAGAACCATCCTTAGCAACCCAAACGGCTTTATAAATACGAGCCTTCTTACCAATCATATCAGGATAGCGGCGAATGAGGCTTTCAGCCCATTCTTTCATCTCAGATACTTTATCGAAATGATTAACAAAACCATCCATTTCAATCCGATAAATCATCTTTGCTCTCCATTTGCTCTCTGATATTTTTAAATCTACACGGCTCAACCGTATTCGTCAAGCCATTTTTTCAAAATATCAATATTTTCTTTGTTGACCATGAAATGGCAATATCGCTCGGAACCATCGTTGTTTTTACCATTGCTCAAATACATAAGCAGCTTTCCCGGCTCTATAAGCTTCACTGATAGCTTATTCACTCGCTTGTGCTGCTCTATATAGTAGATGTTTTTAAGTATCAACTTAGGCTTGCCATCGGGGGCAGGCTCGCTTGAATTGTTTGATACAGACCCAATACTATCAGACAGTCTCAAGCAATCCTCCCAACTTCATAGCAATCATCGTGACTAATAACTCGGAATTTCATTTCCAGCTTCTTACCAGCCTTACTTACAATTGAACGCAATGTCTCTAACTTTACTTCATCTTTCTTAATGGGAAAAGATTGCCCGATTTGCAAGGAATTGAATGGATAGTCATACTTGCGACCAACTTGAAACAACTTGGGAGAACTTGAAGAAATTGGGTAACGTTCAGTCATGGATCACCTATTTAAAAATTTCTCGACATTTCAGTCATGAACCAACGTTGAAGCCATGTCAAGAAATTTTTCTTCTTACTCTTCTGCGACGTTCCATTTCCTCAGCTTCAGCTTTGAGTACTGCTATCTGCCACGGAGCTTGACAATATTTAATTCCATTATCCAGAAATGCTAACACTTCTCGATAAGGCATATTGTAATGCTTTGCGACAGCTAGATATGGATAGCTCTTGCTACCGAGTTTAATTTCAGTCATCACTAACCACCTTTCATGATATCTTTGAAGCTTTGATTTATTCGCTCTATTCGTTGCACATTGCAGTCATAGCACCAATACCCCCAAGGTGACTTGCGACATTCATTTTTACATCCTAAACATTTACCTAGCTTACCAGTCTTGTAAAACTCTCGATTGCACCAAGGCTCTATTTCTTCTCTCATCTCTTATACCTCCAATACTGTTCTCTATAAAAGCAACTCTGCCGTCTATCTGTTGCATATAGCGCAAGTAAAGCTCTAGTCAAAGGCCAGCGTCTAAGCCTCCAACTTCTAATTACTCGCTCGCTCATTTCTTTAACTTTCTGATTTCATCTACAGTATACACCGCTGTTTCCCTATTTTCCACAGATTGAGCAACGGCCTCGATAGCTTCATTCCATGCTGCTTTAGCGATTAACTCCATCACCTCAATGCTCGTACTGGTAATCAAGTCAATCTTATCCTCAGCGGCTTTTTGAATTACTTTGATATCCATCTTTCAGTCTCCTGTTTTGCCCACAATTATACCAAACCTTTAGCTATCCACTTTCCTATTTTTAACGTTTCAGCCTCGTTAAATTTTATATGGTCATCTGGCATAAACTGAATGTCCTTAGCTCTAAAATAAATAGTCATCCCTTTGTCAATAGTTCTTTCAATACAGATGTATCCATACTCGTTTTCTATTATCAAATCTTCCATTTTAAGTTCTCCATTCTTTGGGTAGGTCTCAGGTAGTCTCCGAGGTATCTCTAAGTCTTTGATTTCTTTATACTTGGTATAATTGGTATATATGGTATATAAGAGAAAAACCTATTAATATAAGAGGCTTTAAAATGACTGAAAATGTAATTTTAATTAATATAGAAAGAGAGAGAAAGAGAGACAGAGCGTACCAAATACCTAAAACAGCCATTGGTATAATGAAATCAATGACTTAGCCGTACCAATTTCATACCAATTTGCATACCAACCGCACCTTTCTTAATGATATCAAACGCTTAGCTGAAAAATCCAAATTGGTATAGATAAATCAATAACTTAGACTTTCTACTAATAATCATACATTGATAACTGCATAACATTTACCCAAATAAGTATAACCTCGCTTGGATTTCTCAACATGAGTAATCTCGACTAAAAAGCCTTCATCGGCAAGAGATTGTATCATCCTTTTCAGAGCATTGGTGGCTCCTATCTTAGCATTTTTAAATGAAGCTAATTTTTTAATCCGGTCGCTGAGATAAGTATTACAAATAACCTTATCTTTATGTAGATCGGCGTTAGCACGATATTTCTTTGCATAATCATAATCTTTGGTAACGTATTCTTTGATGACTCTTATCATATCTTCATGTTGTTTTAATTCTTCAGTGTTCTTACCGACTTGACCAACATCAAATTTGTGGGCAAGTGATTTGATATCTTTCTCGACAATAGGAATGGACCAATTAAGCTCATTCATCGTAATGAGAGGGTTATAAGGATTGATACCAATAGCCACAATAGCCGCTAGCTTTAGCACTTTAAGATGCGCTCTGTTCCACAATTCATCAATAGCAGGATGGGAAATCAGATTAATCGTATCAGTTGTTTTACGATCATACTTGCGCATAAACTCAGTAGCTTCATTATTCAATGAAACGTTGATAACCTTTCGATGACCAGCTAATTCCTTACAATACGCAACTAGTTGTGATATCATTTGAATGAGACTATCGGAAGGCTTAGCTTGAATGCTACGTTCATTGAAATATTTTCTATCTCCATCATACTCAATCATTAGGAAACGAGGAAGTAATCCGGCCAAGATCATATCTTCATCAATTGCATTATAAAATGTAGTTGGATTGCTTTCACCTACGATGGAAACAGCAGGAGCTTCAGTAGCAGGAATACTGTCGTCCTTCTTTGAATAGATAGATGGCTTAAACACATTACCATAACCAGAGCGGCTATAAAGCTTCAATAGATTTGAGTATAGCATTTTATCAGCAGCGTTAGCATTTTGTGCGCTAATTTGCTGAAGAGTAAACCCAAATTCTCCTAACACTGATACAAAGCAATTAGAACCATCCGCTATGTATCGCGTCAAAGCTTGTCCTGAGTTGATAGTTTCTGGACCAATGTATTCACCAGCGACGGGAACAGTCTTTTTAACCTCGTGCATAATTTTATCTATACCGCTCGTGATAGCATCTTTACCACGACCAGTCTTAGCTAGCAGCAACACATACTGATTAAGACCTGTGCCTGATACATTGTAAGAGCGCCCACAAATACCAGACATTAGGCCAATAGCACCAGCAATCGCGACTTCAGCGACCTGCCTAGGAGCAGCCTCATAAATGAATTGCGCGATTTCTCCCATTAAACCGGGAGGGAGTGGAATGGTGCTGGCTGGCGCGACAGGACTTGAACCTGTATTACCGGGATCAAAGCCCGGTGGCTTATCGTTAACCGACACGCCATCAAGAGGTAGTGAAAGCTGAGCTTCAGCGGCTATCTTTTCCTCTAGAGCAATCCTAAAACCATCAAAATCAATCTTTGGCAAGAGCTTATCGAAGCTCTTGTTAATCATCCAATCAATGTAATCCTTTCGAGTGCGCTTTTTATCTGTGCGCCCTAATGCTGATGTAGTATAAAGACGTTCAATCTGTATTCTATTTTGCGTATAGAATGCCAGCATATCCACATATGCCAAGTCTGCCTCAGATTGAGAGGGATACATTCCCTGCCATTCCCCGCGATGGAGTGCAGAGAACTTTTCACCATTCAGCGCACTAGACGCTTTCATGATGATTGATGTATCATCTTCAATTTGGGGGTCATCACCAGCATAATTAGTAATCGCTGGCCCTGTTCCTTTCATTTGAAGAAACAGCATATTGAGCAAGTCATGCCTATCAGCAATAGGTTTATTTGCATAAACATTTCCAGTCATGGTAGCATATCGACCAGACGAATAAATCTCAATGCTAGCTCTACGCCGTCCCTGCGGAATAGAGCCTTTGACTATAATATGAAGCCCTTTGCTTGATGGACTGACTTCGCTATAACTATCAAAGGCATTAAAAACTTTAACTTGACGCTCAATTAGCTCGGCGTTTCCTTCAGTATCATCTAAGTCAATAAAAGCAAAAGGATCGAACTCAGTAAATACAAATCCGATACCTGAGTAATTACCACTATTGTAATGATGGCGAGCTTCATCAAAAGAACACCAATCATTAGGATTAGTAACGCTAGCTGTAGCCCCATTGCTAGAATAAGGGACCTTTGTTGGTTTCTTTCCGCCAACATCCTCTAATCTCCACAATATCCATTGCTCATATTGACGCAGTTCTTCCGGTATAGCAGAAAAGCTATTTGTGGGCATGATTATTCCAAATTATTATAGATTGATATCGTTACCAGATAGATAGGTATACAACGCTTCTAACCGTCCGGCTGAAGCATGAACCAATCTATTTTTAGAAAAATCACATAACCACGCTGCAGATAACCCGGTATCTCTAGCTATTTGTTTGCTGGTTAACTGGCTATTGATTAGTAATTCTTTAGCGCGTGCTTCGAGCTTAGAGGGAAAAGGCTTGAGTGTCTTTTTCATTGATTTTTCAAAGATTGAGTGAAGATGCTCACACATAGCACGTCAAAAAAAGTTCGAAAAGTCGAATTTGGCACTTGACGGCAGAATTTTGGCCGTCTAGCTTCCAGCACACTAAAGGATGCTTCTAGGGGCTTTGCAGGAGGGTTTGACCATGACCGGCGGCTAGACTAAAGCCTAGCTCATAAGGTAGCCTCTACTGGATTGCCCCAAACTAAAACCAGTAGAGGCTATTTTAGTCTGAAATTGAAATGGGAATGGAAATTGTAAATGAGTGAATAGTAAATAAACCATCAGTATAAAGGTCGCGTATCATGACAGACACAATCAAAATCCATATGGAGTTGGAAGAAGAAAAGAAGTATTCAATTAAATTTAAAGCTGTTGATCCATCTGCTGCTATGCAGAACGCATATATAAACAGAAAAGATTTGCCGAATGCTATTCCCAATGATATCATGATTACTATTGATTTTGTTGATTGGGAATACATATTAGGCCATATGATAAAACCAAATAATCAAAATAGAAAGAATAGATGATGATTGTCCTGACTATTCCGATGAAACTCAATTCGGAAAAGAAGCATTCAGTTCGATATTACGCTGTAGATAAAGAGGCTGCTGTAACGAGTATCTATCTCATGCGCAAAGACATTCCAGAGGGTAAAATCCCTCTGGAAATCACTGCGAAGATTGAAATTCCTTATGATGGAACGGTGATTAAATAATGGCTATCATGAAAAATGTAAGTATGAACATGACCACTATTCATCCATATCCTAATAATAGTGGCTTTCCAGCTCCACCTGTACAAATTCCCGGTGTAATTCCTAAGTCTGATAATCCGGTAACAGTTGTTTCTTTCTCTGCTCAATTCGATAGCGAATTTAAAGCTATGGAATTTGCAACAGTGATGTTGACTAATCTTAAGCATTATGGTGATTGATGCCAGACATTCGCGAGGTTCTTAAAGCTCTTAGTCCTGAAGATAGAACGCTATGGGACCAATGCCGCAACAATATGCGCTCAGTCTATCTTAATGCCCACAATAGCACGATTGGCATTGCAGGTTGGAAGTCTGAGGATGATGCTTTCCTAGACCTGATCGACATTAGGCTAGCTCTGCTATTTGATCGCGCTGGCAAGCTCAATACAGTTAATGAGATTGTCAGTAAAGAAGATGCTAAACCCATTGAAGCTAGCATTGAAAAAGCTGATGACGATATGAAAACTAAGCAGCAGAATGGAGCCTCAGACGCTAGCAAACTGCTTCAGACATGGGGTAATAACTAATGAATGATAGTTGGTCAGCTTGGCAACAGCCAGCACAGGAAAAGCCTAACTGACTAACTCCTGAGATTGAATTAGCTCTTATTGCTGGAAATTATCCTCTTAATCAAGACGGTATGCTCTTGATGTGGAAAGATATGGGTGAGCATTTAAAGCGAGCTAAAGAATTGGAAATGGAGTATCGGAAGATTTGCGTTGGTTTGTTGGTTCCTGAGAAAACCGAAGGTACGACTAACGTTGAGCTTGGTGGTGGCTATGTCGCTAAGGCTGTCACCAATTTTAACTATAAGCTTAAGGATAACGATGCTGTTGATCTAGCTTTGGATAAAATCTCCAAGGTTGGTAATCAGGGAGCTTTCATCGCTGAGCGGCTGGTGAGCTGGACGCCGAATTTCCTGAAGAGTGAGTATTCTGTTCTTCAGGAAGAAGCTAACAAGGGTAGCCAAGATGCTAAAGCAATTCTTGAGATTGTTAATTCAGAGATGTTGACGATAACGGATGCTGCTCCTACGCTTGAGATTAAAGAACCGAAAGCGAAGAAGAAATAGACATGCCTCGCCAGTCATGGGATAGCCAGATGATTGATGGCGTAGTCCCAACGTCTTTTAAACCATCTGGAATATTTAAAATGACCAAACCCTATCGCAAATATCAAGTTCAATATACTGATGAAGGCTCAGCAGAGGAACATTGTTCTTTGTGTGAGCACTATATCAATAAAACTGAATGCGCTATTGTGCAGGGTAAAATCAATCCTGATGGCTGGTGTAAGAAATTTAAAAAGAAGTGATATTCAATATGCAAGCATCTGACTTACGCCCTGCTGGCGATTTTGCTAAGCAATTTGGCGTCAAAGCAATCATATATGGTGCGGCTGGTAGCGGCAAAACCCCGTTGGCTAATACATGCCCTCGCCCCGTAATGTTGGCTTGTGAACCCGGTTTGCTCAGTATGTCAGGGAGCAAAGTGCCCACATATCAAGCTTACACTGAGAAGGCCATCGACGAATTTTTTCTTTGGTTTTTTGGTAGTCAAGAAACTAAAAATTTTGATACTCTGGTTGTAGATAGTATTTCGCACATGCCTGATATTTATCTACAGGAAGCCAAAAAGACTATTAAGCATGGGCTTCAGCAATATGGCTACATGGCTGAGCGAACCATGAACCATTTGCGGCGATTGTATTTTACTCAAAATAAGCATACATATCTAATCGCCAAAGAAGAGATTAAAGATATTGACGGGATTAATACTCGCCGTCCATATTTCCCCGGTCAACAATTAAACGCTGATGTACCTTATTTGTATGACGCAATCATTCATTTAGGTTTAGCTGACATTCCTAGTGTGGGTAGGCATCTAGCATTTCGCTGTAAAGGAACTATGGGAGTGATAGCAAGAGAGAGAACAGGAAAAGCATTTGAATTTGAAGAACCTCATTTTGGAAAACTAGTGACAAAGGTAACAAGCAATGGATGAACGAAATAACAAGCCAGATGAAAACCGCCAAGCTATGTCTATCCGTAGTGTGGCTGTTGAAATGGCTATCAAGGCTGGCGCTGGTACAGCTTATAACGATAATAACCAGATGGTCTGCAATCCTGATTTGATTGTAGCTGCTGCTCAGAAGTTTGAAAAGTTCATTAAAGGATGATTTAAAATGAAAACATGGATGCTCCGAGTTACTGAAGATGAATTGAAGTGTCTTATCAACAATACTGCTGGTAAAATTTATAGTGATCCGACGCCAGAAAATTCAGCACGCTTGCATGATCTTGTGAAGCGTTTGAATAAGGACACTCCTGAAATTGAAAGTGATCCTAGGCCGGAAGAGACTGTAAAGCCGGTTGCTGAAACTAATAGCCAGCAAGGATGGGGTTAATGGTCAAGAAAGCAAAAAAGCGCGGTGTTAAACCGGGCACTAAACGAGGGCCATATCAGAAGGAAAGCACAGAGGAACTTCTCACTCTGGCAAACATAACTGATATTCTTGATAAGAGGCTTGAACTTCGCACTATCGTAAAAGCTCGTATCAAGCAACTTAACCAACTGTTGAAGAGGATTTAAACTGATGACTTTTGACGCAACATTCGACGCTCGCCAAGTTCAACCGCGCCAAGGTGGAGGAAGGCACCCTGTTGGAAATAAGTTTCCATTTAAGATCACTGGCACAGAGGCGAAGGCTGTAAAGACTGAGCCGGGACAGCCGCCAAAGGGAGGTTTATTTGAGGTTGAATTTACCTCTCCTGCTGGCTCCATTAAATTCAATTATAATCTCTGGAATGAGAGTGAGCAGGCACGCAAGATTGCTAACGAACAGCTTTCAGCGTTGTGTCATGCTACAGGCATTTTTCAGCTTGATTTTAAAAATGACGGTGCTGCTTTGCGCGGTGCTCAGGGTCTTATGGATATCGGTTTCCAAAAGGGCCATGAACCTAGCGCTGAAAAGCCTGAAGGTGGCTATGTCGAAATTAAAAAGATTTACGACATGGCAGGCAATGAACCGGGTAAGGGACCGGCGCAAGCTCAGCAGCAGGGCCAGCCTAATCAGCCTCAGACTCAGCAGGGAGGGCCACAGGTTCAACAGGGTTGGAATGGTGGTGCTCAGCAGCCTTCTCAAGCCGCCGCGCCACAGACCGGCTCTGCTCCTGCATGGGGCGGTAATCAGCCGCAACAGGCTCCGCAGAATGCCCCACAATGGGCGCAGAATAACGGTGGTGCTCCTCAATCTCCGCCATGGGGTCAGTAATTACGCCGCACAAAGACTAACACAAGAGGCGTAACAACTTGAGGCTTGCTGGTGATCCTGCCCCTACTAGCAAGCCTCTTTTTAATAGGAATAGTACAATGGATTTCAATACGCCAAAGGAAGCTTTGCTAATAGCCGAAAACAAAAGGCTTAAAGCTGAAAATGCTTATTTAAAAGAAGCATTTCAACATTATGCAAATACATTCACACCAATAATGGCTATAGATCAGACAGAGATTTATACTCCTGAAATGCCTCCTAGCTATATTCTTCCTGCTGTAGCTGATATTAGAGGGTCTTTAGCACGAGGAAATAATTATAGTGTGATTGCTACATTGAAACATGCGCAAGCTGAGGATTTACAAATTAGCTATTTTGCTCCTGCTCCACAAATTAAAATGAATGCTCAATACGCAATCAACGAATTGTTTCCATATCTGCATGAGCGTTTTATCTATGCTCTCGCTAGCAAGCTGAGGGTTGATTAATGCAAACTCTTAACCGTTTCGACCTTCAAGAAATCAAAGCCAATATCGAGAATGGTATTGAGGAATGGTCAATTAAAACCTATCCTGCTGAGCATAGAAATCATCTTGGTATTTCTGAGATTGGCGATAAATGCTCGCGCAAACTATGGTATAAATTCCGCTGGGCTGATTTAGAAACTCATGATGGACGTATGCGCCGATTGTTTGCGCGTGGTCATCGTGAGGAAGAAAAATATATTAATTATCTTGAGGGTATTGGTTGCACAGTTCACCGCTTTGACACTAACGGAAAGCAATTCCGTATGACTAGTGTCATGGGTCACTATGGTGGCTCTTGTGATGGCGTTGTCATCACGCCTTGGCATTCCGGCGTTCCGTTTCTAGCTGAGTTTAAAACTCACAATACAAAATCGTTCACGTATTATGTTCAACACGGATTGAAGAAAGCTAAGCCTCAACATTGGGCGCAGATGTGCTCATACGGCTACAAGCTAAACATTCAATATGGAATTTACTTTCCAGAGAATAAGAATGACGATGACATACAAGTTGAAATTGTTGAGCTCGATTGGAACTACGCGAAGCAATTGGAAAAGAAAGCTGAGGAGATTATTCTCAGCCCAAATCCTCCAGAGCGCATTAGCAACAATCCAGCCTATCAAGAATGCCAGTGGTGCTTTCTAAAGAACGTTTGCCACAATAATAAAATCCCTCTGAAGAATTGCCGATCATGTAAGAATAGCATGCCTACAGAAAACGGCACATGGACGTGCTCTAAATTTGGTGTAATTCCTGAGAGCTTCATCAAGAGTGGTTGCAATGAATGGATACCGCTGTAATTATGATTGAGCTTCGCCAATATCAGATAGACGGGCTCAACGCTCTGTGGAGCTACTACACCAACGGCGGTAAAGGCAATGTGCTTTTATGTTGGCCTACTGGTGTTGGTAAGAGCGTCTGCCCGGCTATCTTCATCCGCGAAGCTATGCGGCTTTGGCCTAATCAGCGCTTCATGCTGCTTACGCATTCATCCGAACTAGTAGCACAGGATGCCGATGCCTTAAAAAGCGTGTGGCCTACAGCACCAATTGGAATTTACAGCGCTGGTTTGAAGAGCAAATCTATTGTCGATCCGATCATCTATGGCACAATTCAAAGTGTCGCTAGGTTAGGAGCTGCTCCGTTTGGTCATCGCGACATATTGTGGGTAGACGAAGCGCATCTGATTTCGGATGAAGAAGCGTCTATGTATTTAAAATTTATAGCTGAGATGAAAGCTATCAACCCAGCTTTGAAAGTCATTGGATTAACAGCGACACAATTTCGTATGGGGATGGGTCTGCTCACAGAGGGTAAGCTTTGGAATGAAGTTGTTCATGATTTGACGAGCATGGAGAATTTCAACAAGCTGATCTCTGACGGATATTTGGCGCCACTAGTTACTAAGAAAACATCAGTCTCGTTAGATGTTAGTAACGTTGCGATGCAGAAAGGCGAGTTTGTAGCTTCTCAACTTCAGCATGAAGTTGATAAAGCAGAGATAACTTGGAAAGCCCTGCAAGAGGCTATCCATCATGGTCAGAATAGACGATCATGGTTGATATTTGCATCAGGCATCGATCATGCTAATCACATAGCGGAGATGCTCACTCAGCTTGGAATTAATTGCGCGTCTGTGCATTCTAAACAATCGTCTGATTACAATAAAACAGCAATCGCTGCATTTAAAAAATACGAGCTGCGCGCTATTGTAAACTACGGTAAATTGACAACTGGATTTAATCATCCGGGTATCGATATGATCGTTATGCTCAGACCTACAATGAGCGTCAGTCTTTGGATACAAATGCTTGGCAGAGGCACTAGACCTGAGCCAGAAAAGCGCGATTGCTTAGTTCTTGACTTCGCTAAGAACGCGATGCGATTAGGCCCGGTGAATGATCCTGCGCTACCTAAAAAGAAGGGTGATAAAACAGGAACCATTCCAATCAAGCTATGCGAAGCTTGCGGTATATATCACCACATCAAAGCAGTTAGATGCGAAGTCTGCGGAAAGCCATTTGAGTTTGAAGTCAAGATTACTGAGAGAGCAGGAACAGACGAATTAATTCGAGAACCAGAGGCTATACAGGTTGAAACCTTTGATGTAAATTATATGCTTTACAATAAGAAAGAAAGTCGTACAGGCAAAAATCCATATTTAAAAGTTACCTATTTTTGCGGTCTCAATGGAATTGATGAATTTGTATTTCCAGAGGCTAGCTTTAGAAAAAGTTTTGTTGATTGGTGGAGGCAACGTCATACGTCAGAGCCTCCACACTTTGTTGATGATGTTTTAAAAGTAACCAGCGAGTTGAGGCAGCCTAGGCGAATTCGAGTTCATGTGAATAAGCGATATAAAGGACGATTATCACCAGAGGTTTTAGGGGTAGAGTTTTAGATATGTCACCAGAATTTAAAGCTCAATGCTTTGCTAGGCGTTTTTATTGGTTTTGGTATTGGTCAATCACTGGTAAAATTCATCCTAATCATAGAGCTATCTATGGCATATAAAAAACCAATGCCTACAATAAGACCTAGCGCTGAACGATCTGTGCAGTACGCTATTGAGAAAGTTTTCAGAACTGGTCAAATAGACTTTCCTTATCGCAATTGTCTCAACTGCTCTTATTGGAGTTTTGCAGACGATTTGTGCGGAAAGTTTAAAGCAAAGCCGCCGACTGAGGTTCTCGTGTATAGCTGCGAAGCGTATGAAGAAATTGAAATACCGTTTTGAGGTTTAAAATGAAAATCTATCTTTGCGCCCAATTTAAAGAGCAAGCTCTTATGCGAGAATGGCGTAGGCTCTTGCATAATGCTGGTCATATTGTAACATCGCGTTGGCTAGATGAAAAGACAGAAACGTTACAAGCTAGAAATGCGGCAGGAATTGATATAGCTGACATCGAAATTTCAGATATTGTAATTTCTAAAACGCTCAACCGTGGCGATCTATTTACAGGAGGCGGAAGGCATTGGGAAGCAGGATATGCTTTTGCTAAAGGTAAAAAATTAATCAATGTAGGTGGAATAGAAAGCGTATTTCATTCATTTGCTACACGATATGATACAATCGAGGAATGTATTAAATGCCTCTAGTAGGCCGCTCTGCTAAGCTTTGCCCTCATTGTGGTGAAAGTCTCAATCCTGCTTATATGACAGAGGCAGAACAACGCGACGCCATAGAGCGGCGTAGAAATGGTGAAACGCTATATGGCCTATCAGTTAGATTTAATCGAGACTATTCGACTATTCGCAGACTAATGCAACGAAATGGCATTAAACCAAATGCGTCCACGAAAGCAAATCACAACGGATAATCCACTTCTCAATACAATCCGCCAGCTATCCCTAATTCAGAAGGATGAAGGCTCTGTATTAGAAACGCATGTTGCATTCCGCAATGGATGGGCTATTGCGTTCAATGGTGTAATTGCGATGGGGGAACCAATTAAAGAGGATTTGTCAACGTGTCCTAATGGATTGTTGCTAAAGGAAGCTCTGTCTAAGTGTGGGCAAGGTTTCTCTATCACTCAAAACGAGCATAATTTATTAATCAAGTCTGACAAGTTCAAAGCCTTGGTTCCTTGTCTCGCCTTGACGGAACTTCAGCCAGCCTTTCCAGACCCGCCGATTGCATTTGTGAGCGACACATTTAAGCACTCGTTGAGTTTGGTCGCGCCTCTGGCCCTAGATGAGGGAAGCGTGGTGACGGCCTCCGTTTTAATCCATAATGGAACCTGCATTTCAACGGATAGGTTAGTGCTAATACAGGCATGGCATGGAATAGACTTGCCTCCAATGCTGGCTTTACCAAAGGCTCTCATTAAGCCTTTAATTTCTAATCCAAAGAAGCTAGCTCAATTCGGATTAAGCAAATCTAGTTGCACATTCTATTATGAAGATGGGTCTTGGATTAAAACGCAATTCTTCAATGAGAAGTGGCCCGATGTTGGTACTATTCTAGATAAGAAAGCTAGCCCATGGCCTATACCTGAGAATTTCTATACTGGAGTAAAAGCGCTAGAGAAGTTTTCAGAAACAGGCTTTGTCTATTTTGATAGTAATGTCATGCGCTCACACGAGGAAGATTTAAAAGGAGCGAGTTATGATGTTTATGGACTACCAAAAGGGCCAGTGCTGAATATTAAACAACTCAAAATGATTGAGCCATTAATCAAAACAGTTGATTTTTTAGTGCCTCACAGTAATCATAAAATGACGTTATTTTTTGGTGATAATGTGAGAGGCGCAATTGCGGGGCGAGTATGATAATCGCAGGCACAGGACACAGACCTGACAAACTAGGAGGCTATAGCGAGAATGCTCATAACAACTTGGTGAGATTAGCCGAACATTGGATTGCTCGCAATAAACCGCGCAGGGTCATATCTGGAATGGCGTTGGGCTGGGACCAAGCTCTTGCTGAAGCATCTATTCACGCTCACGTGCCGTTGCTAGCGGCTGTGCCGTTTAAAGGTCAGGAGATGATGTGGCCTGAAGCGTCCCGCCTGAGATACAATCAAATTATGAGCATGGCCTCTAAAATAGAAATCGTAAGCGAGGGAGGTTACGCTGCGTATAAAATGCAAATTAGAAATGAGTGGATGGTGAATAACTCTGATTTGCTATTGGCACTATGGAACGGATCAAGGGGTGGAACTGCTAATTGTTTGAAATATGCAAAATCTAAGAATAGAGAAATCTATAATCTGTGGAATGAGTTTAGCGGAGCATTAATATAAATGAAGCTAGACGCAGATGGCTACCTAGTAATCGGTAAGGGAGTTACGCTAAAGCCATATCGCCCTAGGCCAATGCTCCAGCGCGTTTATATGAGCGAGACTGAATTGCGCGCGGCTGCTGGTGGAGATATCATCCTAGATGGAGAATACTTTCCAAACTATCACATGATGGGGTTTAAGCATGTGCAATCCGGAAAGTATATCAGAGTTGATGGGGACTTTGATCCATTTTTTCT